GTGTTTTTGTTGTAGTTCGTGTTCATTATTTTGACCCATTAATAAATGAGTGGAGCTTTCACGATGGTATCGGTGCTTGTCAGTTACAGACGGCAAAAGGAACAAGTCCGGCAGATTTAGCAAATATAAATAACGGTGCTTTACAAATGGCCTTTCCAATTGCTAAAACAGTCGCTATAAAAGACGCGTGTGATCACTTTGGAAAATTATTTGGCAGCGATTTAAACCGTAAAGATAATATTAGTTATTCATTGGATTTAACTCTAATAGAATTGACACCAGAGCATCCAAATTGGCAAAAAGTAAAAGATGCTTTAGATAGTAAAAATTACAGCATTGAAGATATAAAATCAAAGTACGAATTATCAATTGAAAACGAAAAAATATTATGTCAGAATTTAAAATAAGAGCGAGTGCAAGCGGCCAAATAATGACCAATCCGAGAGCAAAAACAGAATTGCTATCTCAAACGACAATTACTTATGTACATAATTGGATTAAAGAATCCATTTATGGTGTGCGTAAAGAAATAAAAAACAAATACCTATCTAAGGGGTTAACTTTGGAGGACGAGGCAATTGACACGGCAATTAATTGGCTAAATTTACCTTTCGTTTTGAAAAATGAAAAGTATTTTGAAGATGATTTTTTTTGCGGAACTCCAGATTTGATTTTAGAAGATGAGGTTTTAGATATAAAATGTAGCTGGGATTGCTTTACTTTTCCGTTATTTGAAAAAGAAGTTCCTACAAAAGATTATATTTATCAACTACAAGTTTATATGCACCTGACTGGAAAAACTAAATCACGCCTTGCTTATGTACTTTTAAACACCCCAGAGGAATTAACTTGGGAACAACAAAATGATTATTCTAATTTGGATAAAAAATATAGGATAAAAACTTTTATTATTGATTATGACAAATCAATAATTGAAGATTTACAACAACGAGTTTTAAATATTAGAAATTACATAACAACTTTAAATTATTAAATTATGGGTTCATTATCGAGCATTTACATTAAAAAAGAAACTTTAGAAACGCTTTTAAAAGTAGTTACTAAAAAAGAGGAAAAAGGAATTGAATTAACTATTTCAATTGGAGAGGAAACAAATAATTACGGTCAAAACATATCGTCTTATGTTGCCCAAACAAAAGAACAACGAGAGGCAAAAAAAGAAAAGTTTTATGTTGGAAATGGCAGGATGAATTAATTGAGGAAATGGATAAAAAAGAAGCTAGAATATAACGTCCTGCGGCTACATTTCAGCAGCCTATACGGTTACGAGATTTCGGCTGCTGAATTGTAGCCGCTGTTATGCCTAGTACGGCAAAAGTAAATATTAATAATAAACTAAAAATTATGACAGCAATGCAAGATTTAAGGCAAGATTTACAAGAAACTATTGATAAAGCAAACAATGCTTTGTTAGAAATACAAAACGATGGTATAAGATTAGCTTGTCAAGAAGTAGTAAAACTTACAATTCAAAATATTATAAAAAGAATAGATGAAGAACTTTTAGAAATGGAAAAAAATCAGTATAAATCTTTATTTGATGCTTTAGATAATTTAAGCGGAGCTGTATCGAGTGGAAACCCTCATTTACTGAGTGAACATAATTTAAAAGCTAAAGTTTTAATAAACAATCAAAAAAAATGGCTGAATTTAATTTAAAACTCAAAACATTAGAAGCTGTAAAAGAAAACACAAATACGCTTATTGAACATTATAAACGTGGTGAAATATCCAAAGAAGATATTTTAGAATTAGAGCAAGAAGCAATAGAAGATGAAGAATATGAAGTCGCTATTTCTATTAAAGAAGTTTTGGATTTTATCGCTATCGAGTCTAATTCGTAGTATTAGGCATAACGTTATCTCGCTTGGCGAGGTTGCTGACTTCGGAAAAATAAATTTTCAACTTAAAAATAAATATAATGCGAAACGTAAATATGAATGAACCACAAAATCAGCAATCTTGCCAAACGAGTGTTATGCAACGGTATGGGTTGTTTGAAGGAAACGCTATGGATTTACTTTTTGATTTAGAAGATCATAGTGTAGATTTGACAATATTAGATCCTGATTATCAAGACTGGGATAAACTTTGCGAAGAAGGATTGATTTGCGAAGCTGTAAGAGTTACTAAATTAACTGGAAATATCATTTGTTTCACTAAACAACCATTTGATTATGAGTTGAGAAATGAAGTAAATCATATTTTCAGACGTGAAATAATTTGGACTTTTTCAAACGGAGGGGCTTGGGTAAGTAAAAAAATGCCATTAGTTTCATTTCAAAAAATATTCTGGTTAACATTATCAAAAGAGTTTTACATTGACGTAAGGACTGGATTAGATTACAATGAAAACACTAAATCAATGAAACGATCTACTAAAGTTTTTGGAGATTGGAAAGAAGAAGGTAAAGAGTTTGAAAAATCAAAAGAAGGAACTTGGATAAGAGATCATTATCACTTCAATAAACCGCATACTGGTAAAATACCATCAAAACCAAAGGACTTAATTAAAATACTAATTAAATGTTTTTGTCCTGAAAACGGAATTGTATTAGATCCGTTTTTTGGAAGTGGAATAGTTGGAGATGTATGCGATGAATTGAACAGAAATTTTATTGCATTTGAAATTGACCCAACTAGAGTTGAGATGTTCAATGAAAAACGTAAATGTAATACTGTTGCATAACGTCCTGCCGCTTGGCGAGGTTGGAAAAAGAAAAAACAAATAATTAAATTTAAAACTAAACAATGAAAGTACAAAACAGTAATTCAGTTAAACCCGATACCCAATCTTGCCAAACGGCTGTTAGCGGTAGTACGAGTACTGAAAGGATAATTTGTGCTGCCGTATGGTATAAAGAAATACCGATTAAAAAAGAAATACCATTTGAAAGCACAAACCCAAAAAACTGCCCAACAGGATTAGTATTTAGCGGACACAGACACGGACAATGTATTTATACAAAATGCGCTGTTACTGGACTAAGAGATTGTGAAAGTGGCGAAAATGAACAAGGTTTTTTAACATCTAAAAACAGATTTGTAAGCCGTGAAGAAGCATTAATTATCGCATTAAAAGAAAATCAGGTAATAGATATTAAGGAAGTTCGAGGAGATAGATTGTTTTCGGAGGACTTATATTAGTATTACCGCTAACTACTGGCTAACACTTATAAATGTATTACAATTATGAAATTTTACACTAAAACAAAGGTTATACGTATTTCAGAAATGCAATTAAAAACGCTTCAAAAAATGAAGTCTTACAACGTTGATGTATGTCATTTTATACGTGAAGCAATTTCAGAAAAAATTAAACGTGAATATCATAGTTTAATTCCAAAAGAAAAATCTAAATGCCCTTTCTAAAACTAGGCAATTTAAACCAAGCTAAAACACCTAATATTAATACTAAAAATAAACCGATGTACAGCAATGTATTATCGGTTTTTTCTGTTTGTTTATTATCTAAAATTTCAGATTTTCCGGATGTAGTTCCAATATTTTTTTTATTCAATTCAAAATCTTCAAACTTGGATTTATCAAATTTTATTGAAACATTGAAATATTTTTTTCCATCTACAAAGAAAGGCTTTGTATTATCAATTGGCATAAGCTCTCCTATGTCATTTAATCTAATATTTTGAGTTAATATATACGAACTATCATTAAATAGATAATTAGACTTTATTTCATGGTATTTATTATCGGTTTTACGAGTTCCGCCACAACTAGACAATAAACCTATTATGGTCAAAGAAATAATAATAGATATGATAATTTGATAATTGTTTTTCATTTTTATAAGTTCTATTTCCTTGGCAATATGAACATTTACCATTGTTTCTACATTGTTTTGAAACTGCTTTGGCTTTTGTGTATGGATGTTTTTTGGTGTGTGACATTATTCAAAATACTGTTTAACCTCTGATTTTCTACGGCCAATTAATTCTGGGTTTTTTGTCCACATCATAAATGCAGTAGCTATTGTTTTATCATTTGGATCTAAATTTACTTTTCTTAAAACTGTACTATTTTTAAATCCTGTTTTTCCAATATTATAAGCCAATGAAACCAAAGAATTAAATTGATTTTGATTTAATTTTGATTTTATTAAACCGTTAATAAATGATGCAAAATTATTGGCCGTTAAATTCCCTAATAATTTAGCTTCTTCTTTAGTAAGTGGACCATCTTGCATTGTCACTTTTCTACCGTCTAAATAATAGGTATTACCCATTGCAATAGTCGGTATTCCTCTCGTATCTAAATAAGGTTTTAAACGCAAACCCTCTCTTTCATGAAGTATTTTTAATCCGATTTCGTCTAGTTTCATTATTTCTTTACTTTAAAAATATTACTCAAATACTCGAAAAATCCGTCAACTATTGCGGTCAAAAATAAATCCACATTTAATTTGTAAATTACAAACTCACCTATCTTTTCCGATGTTATCGCTATCAATGCAATAATAATAGGTATATTATCAGGGTCGCAATTTTTAACTACTATTCCACTTGACAACCAAGCCCCGCCAACCCCTATGAGCATTGATAAAAATATATTAAAAAAACTCACTTTTGATTTATTTTTTTTCATTTCGATTGCTATTTTTATACCAACGGCCAGAAATGCCGGGAATATAATTTTAGTTAGGAAAATATAAACTTCATTGGTTACTATTCTTTCTGGCATTAGCATTAATTTTTAAGTACCAAATTAAAGGTAGGATTAAAACAATTATTATTTCCGAAATTCCGGTAGTCTTTGGGTCAAAAAATAATTCGTCTAATAAATTATTCAATGTTATACAAAGTAAGAAAAAAGAAATGAATAATTTAGTGTTTTGCATAAAAATAACTAAGCATAGCAAAAATATAAATATTGCATTACCTAAATAAAATACTGGAATTTGATAAACTATATTTATATCATTCCAAAATAGGTAAGTTGCAATACTTATAAAAGTCGCTATGCTTAATATTTTACTAACCTCTGTCACCCGGTCTGTCTCCTACAACTGGATCTGTTGATTGAACATCTCCATTCGGTTTTTTCTTATCCGTTGCATACCAACCTATCAAAAACAAACCTGCAGCAATAAGAAGTTGCTTTCCTGTTTTACCTTCGAATTGTCCAGATGCATAAGCTTGTATTAGCGCGTCTACTGCTAATAATAATCCGGGTACTAATCCGGCCAAAGTTGTTTTTAAGTCTTTCATATTTATAAATTATTTAAAATTACGTTATCTTTTGTAAAATATCCAAATAGCAATATTAAAATCACTATCAAAATCCATTTTACCCACTTCA